AGATGCTACATAGACGTAGATAACTGCACCAAGTTTATAAATGCTCTAAGGCATTATCATCGTAAGTACAAAGAAAAAGATCGTATGTATTCTGCTAAACCAAATCACGATTGGAGCAGCCATATGAATGATGCACTTAGAACTTTAGCAACTGGTTTAGAAAATGAAAAGTTTGAGAATGTAAAAATTCGACAACAACAATATGATAAAGGATATAATTTATGAGTTCATTATTTAAGATGCCAAGTATGCCAGCACCTCCAGCTTTAGAAATGCCTAAAGTAGAAGATGTGCCTTCAGCAGAAGATGCAGCTAGAGAAGCGCAAGAAGCTGAAGATATGAGAAGAAGAAATAGAAATCGTAAAGGTAGAAGATCTACGATTTTAACTTCACCAACTTATGGCGATACAACAGCTACTACAGATAAACCAACTTTACTAGGCGGATAATGGGAACGACTGGACAAAGAAAATTAAGAAGACCTGATACTAAAGCTAGTAAGTTTGCAGTGTTTGAAAAAGATGCAGTTAGCGAACTTTCTGATGCTAGAAAATTGTTTGTAAAAAAAACTGGTGGAAAATTAAGAGACGTAAAAACTGCTGGAGCTTATAAAAAATTATCAGCAGCAGATAAGAAGAGATATAGAAAACTTAATCCTGATGATTTTCCAGTAGATGAAGATATGTCAGTTATGAAAAAAACTTTGTTAGGAGCATAATATGGGCGGACCAGTAAGAAGAATAATTGAAAGACCAAAACCACCAGCACCTCAGCCAGCTCCAATGATGACAGCTCCAAAAGGACCGACAAAAGCTGAAACACCACAATACGATCAAAGTAAAAGAAAAGGCAGAAGAGCTACAATTTTAACATCCACTAGCGGAGTTAGTGAGGAATTAGAACTAGCGAAGAAAACCTTATTAGGCGGATAATGCAGCAACAAGAATTTAGAAGATTAGCAGCTGAGTTAAAAAATAACTTAGCACGATTGATGGATAAGAGATCCACTTGGGAAAGCCATTGGCAAGAATGTGCTGACTTTATGCAGCCTAGAAAAGCTGAGATCAATAAAGAAAGACAACGTGGCGATAAAAGAAATATACAGATCTTTGATGCCACAGCTATTCACGCATCAGAATTACTTGCAGCTTCTTTGCACGGAATGCTTACATCATCTGCAAATAGATGGTTTCAATTACGTTATAAAGAAAACCTACTAAACGAGAGTGATGAAGCAAAAGAATGGTTAGAAGATAGCATTGATAAGATGTACTTAGCTTTTGCTAGATCTAATTTTCAACAAGAAGTATTCGAAGTTTATCACGATCTAATTTGTTTTGGCACAGCGTGCCTGATGGTTGAAGAAGATGAAGACGATATTATTCGTTTCTCTTCAAGACATATTAAAGAATTTTACGTACAAGAAAATAAAAAAGGTTTGGTCGATACTATATATCGTAGATTTAAAATGCCAGTTCAGGCAGCGATAGATAAGTTTGGATTTGAAAACTTTAGTAGATCGACACAAAATTTATTTAAGAAAGAACCGTTTGAAGAAATAGAACTTGTTCACGTTGTAAGACCTAGAAATATTTATAACGAAAGAAAAGAAGATAAAAAGAATATGCCATTTCAAAGTATTTACTTTGAGTATGGTGAAGGACATATCATCAACATAGGTGGTTTCAAAGAGTTACCTTATGTTGTTCCAAGATATTTAAAAGCTTCAACTGAGATCTATGGTAGATCACCAGCGATGAATGCTTTACCTGATGTAAAAGTTTTAAATAAAATGGTAGAGACTGCATTGAAAGCTGCAGCAAAACAAGTAGATCCACCTTTATTAGTTCCTGATGACAGTATGCTTTCACCAATTAGAATGTCTGCAGGATCTTTGAATTATTATAGATCAGGATCAAGAGATAGAATTGAGCCATTAAATATTGGACAGCAAACATCTGTAACTCTTAACCAAGAGAACCAAAGAAGAGAAGCTATTGCAAAGATGTTTCATATCGATCAGCTTATGGTTACAGCAAATAGAACGATGACAGCAACAGAAGTTCTACAGCGTAACGAAGAGAAGATGAGAATACTTGGTCCAGTGATGGGAAGATTACAATCTGAATTATTACAGCCAATGATATTAAGAGTTTTTAATATTATGCTTAGAAATAAATTATTTCAGTCAGCGCCTGAGATTTTAAATAATCAAGAGATTGATATTGAATATGTATCACCAATGGCGTTAGCACAAAAAGGTCAAGAGCTTCAGTCATTAATGAGAGGTTTAGAACTCTTTGGACAAATCGGTCAGATAGCTCCAGTACAAGATTACATTGATGAGAATGGTTTAATCAAACAGATCATAAGAATAACTGGCTTGCCAGCACGAATGATTAAATCAGACAAACAAGTTGCAGCTCTAAGAGAACAAAGAGCAGCAGCTCAGCAACAACAAATGGAAATGATGCAAGCGATGCAAGAAGCTAAAGTCGCTAAAGATGCAGCTCCAATGTTAAAAGAATTAAACCGTGGACCAACAGAGTAAAAAATTAAAAGAATTAGTCAGTAATTATAAAATTACATTTAACACTGATACTGGCAAAATAGTTTTAGACGATCTCAAAAAGAGATCCCATTTTTTCAATACAACGCACGTCAAAGGCGACAGTCACGAAAGCGCATTTTATGAAGGTCAAAGATCTTTGGTGGTGTTTATTGAAAGTTTATTAAATCAAAAAGACTAACATAAGGATATATATGGAAAATCAGACAACTGCACCTGAAGTGCAATCTGAGCAGCCGAAAGAAGTTGCTCAAGAACAAGTGGCTGAGCAGCAGACAGAGGCTAAGCCAACAGTCCTAGCAGATGCTACGACTGAACAAAAAGCAGAAGAGCCGAAGGTATTAAATTTTAAAGAAATGATACCTGAAGAATATAAAGACGAAAAATCTTTACAAAATTTTACAACGATGAATGACTTTGTAAAATCTTATCTTTCTGCACAAAGATTAGTTGGAGCTAATAAAGTTGCTATACCTAATAAAATGGCAACTGATGAGGATTGGGAGGAAGTGTTTAATAAATTAGGCAGACCGACTAAACCTGAAGATTATAAGTATTCTTTTAAAGAAGATGAAATTAATCAAGACCAACTAAAAACATTCAACGAAACTGCTTACAGAATAGGTTTATTGCCTAAGCAAGCTGAACGTATCATTAAGTTTTATAATGAAATGAATACGCAGCAAACAGCAGATAATCAGAAGTTGTTTGAAGAAAAACAAGCAGCTGCTGAAGTTGAACTGAAAAAAGAATTTGGACCTACATTCAACAAAAGACTAGACCAAGCTAAGAAACTTGCAGTCGAAACTCTTGGTAATGATATGCTTAATAATACCATTATGAAAGACGGCTCAAGACTTGGCGATAATGTCGAAGTCATAAAAGCTTTTTCAATGTTAGCTGATAAGTTATCTGAAGATGAGATAATTAAAGGCGAAGCTAGTTATACAACGGCTAAAGAGATTGAAAAAGAAATAGCTGAACTTACTGAGGACGGATCACCTTATTGGAATAAGACACATCCTAATCATAAGAAAACTGTCGATCAGGTATTTAAACTTCGTGAGCAACTAAATGGCTAACGAAAAGTTTGAGCCTCAAGGACAGATAACAGATGTTGAAATAAAGTTAGAGTGTTTGCGTTTAGCAACAGAGTTTGGACCTGAGTTCGACAGACAAGATCCAATAGTAAAAGCTCAAACATATTTTGACTGGGTTAAAAAAGTTTCAAGCGATAATCCGAAAAGGACCGCAAGAAAAAAAGTCTAATTGCAGACTATAAAGGCAAAGTCGAGATCCGCTTAGGCGGAAAATCAAAACGATTAAATCAATCAACAATCAACTAAGAGGAGGATTAGATTATGTCTAATCAAATAACTACAGCTTTTGTGCAGCAGTATTCAAACAATGTACAAATGTTGTCTCAACAAAAAGGTTCTCTTCTAAGAAACACTGTGGACAGTGAAACGATTGTAGGAAAAAATGCGTTCTTTGAACAAGTTGGGCAAGCAGTTGCACAAAAAAGAACAACAAGGCACGCAGACACTCCACAAATCGACACTCCACATTCTCGAAGAAGAGTATCGATGGTTGATTACGAGTACGCTGATTTGATCGATAAACAAGATCAGGTTAGAACTCTAATCGATCCAACGTCTTCTTATGCTCAAGCCGCAGCGTTCGCGCTCGGACGTAGTATGGATGACGAAATCATCAGTGCCGTATCAGGTAATGCTTTCTCAGGTGAAACTGGCTCAACAACAGTTGCGCTACCATCAGCTCAGAAAATTACTGAAAGTGGTACAGATGGTTTAACTCTAGCGAAGTTAAGATCAGCTAAAGAAAAATTCGATAGCGCTTCGGTAGATCCATCAATCCAAAGATACCTTGTAGTAGGACCAAAACAAATTTCTGATTTGTTAAATACTACGCAAGTAACATCTTCGGATTTTAATACAGTTAAGGCTTTAGTGAATGGTGAAATAAACCAATTCTTAGGCTTTACCTTCGTAACTTCTAATAGATTATCAATCGCTTCAAGCAAAAGACTATGTCTTGCGTATGCAGGCGATGGTATCAAATTAGCGTTAGGTCAAGACATCATGACTAGAATTGATGAAAGATCTGACAAAGGTTACGCAACTCAAGTCTATGTGTGTATGACAATGGGAGCAACTAGAATGGAAGAAGAAAAAGTTGTGACTATTGAAGCACATGAAGCGTAATAGAGGAGGAAATCAAAATGGGAACTAAGAATACAGATCTAGTGGCTAACTTTGAGGCTACTCCTCAAGTTAAAAACAACGCAGCGGAACTGCACGGTGTTCTAAGAACAGCGCACGGAACTGTTGAGTTGGCAGCTGGTGATAGTGATAATGACGATATTGTTATGTTAGCACCGATACCTTCAAATGCTGCAGTGCCAAGTTTATTCGTTGGCTCTGATAGTTTTGGTGGTTCGTGTACTTTCAATGTTGGAATTTACACTACAGATGGTTCAGTTAAAGATGAAGACGTATTTGCTACAGACGTAGCAGATGGAGCTGCTATGGCAGACGTCAGATTTGAAGCTGCAAACATCGATACAGCTGGTAAGAAAATGTTTGAGTTAGCTGGTGATACTTCTGATCCAGGCGGTTACTACTACATTGCAGTTACTATGAGTGCTGCAGGTGGAACAATCGGAACTCTATCTTGGAACATATCTTACGTTGTTAATTAAGGCGTAGAGTTATCTGCAATTAGGCTTGGCGGTCAATCGATCGCCAGGTCTTTTCAAAATGAAATATTTTTTAATTTTATATATGTTTTCAATAAGTAATGGCTCATCCACCTTAATAGGTGAAATCAGACATCCTATTGAATATCCGAATTATTATGATTGTGTTGGTGATGGTTACATTAGAGCCTACACATCAATTATGAAACTTGGACCTGAAAAGGTAATGCAAGACAAATTATTTATAACTTTTAAATGTGAGGAATTAAATGGCATCAGTGGTTGATATATGTAATTCAGCTTTAAATTTATTAGGCGCTTCTACTATTACAGCTTTGACTGAAGATAGTAAGAATGCAAGACTTTGTAATCAAAGATACGAGCCTATTAGAAATAGAACTTTTAGATCACACGCTTGGAACTGTTTAACAAAAAGAGTTCAGTTAGCTGAAGATAGCTCAGCTCCAGTAGTAGAATATGCAAATCAATTTACTTTACCTACTGATTGTTTAAGAGTTTTAAAAGTTCACAATGGAACTACAGATAGTATCGAAAGCAGTATTGATTATGCTGTTGAAGGTAGAAAAATAAAAACTGACGAAGGCACAGTATTTTTAGTTTATATCGCTCTAATAACAGATCCAAACGAATACGACAGTTATTTACAAGAAGCTCTTGCTGCTTTGCTTGCAGCAGATCTAGCTTATGCAATCACAAACAATGCAACGCTTGCAAAAAATTATGCAGCTACAGCTGATGAAAGATTGAGAGAAGCAAGATTTATAGACGCTACAGAAAATAGTTTAGGTGTAGTTGAGAGTAACGAATTTACTGATGCGAGATTATAATGCCA